GGACGACGTAAATTTCGCGGGTTCACATTCATCGCGGTTCGCGAGAACTGTTTACGATGGCCTCGTCGAGCTCTGCTACGATTTCTTCGCATTACATGCTCCTTTCTTTATGTGGCTTCGCCACGTTTTAAGAGTTTTATGTGGCTATCGCCACGTGTCAAGAGTTTTATGTGGCTATCGCCACGTTTAAAGTTAACGGTCACTCCAAATGCGAATGTGCTTAGGATCGCCATATTGCTCACCGCCTTTGCTCTTTGGAATGCTCTTGTAGTGTGGTGTATTAGTGCGACGGGCAAGACCTTCACCAAGCTTTCCCCAGTTCTTGGGGTCTAGTAGCTTATCCTTGGTTCTTTGCCATAATCCTTTCGCAGAATTTGCACCAATTAGCAGCTCAGGTTGTATACCTGCCTTCTGGGCCATTAAAGCCATGTCCATAATCTTTTTCATAGCGGCAGGACTGTTAAGGTAAGTGTTATACGCATTCTCATCCATGCGTGTACGCACCGCCTCCTGGGCGTGCTTTTCCTTAGTTACATTTACATTGGCTACCGCCTGTTTTACAGCGATCGCTGAATTCACTCCTTTCGCAACACTCCCTCCTAGACCGGGAATGTTTGCCATAGATCCACTGGGCGTAGAAGCACCACCGTACTTGCCCGCCAGGATCGGATTTAAACCGGCTGCCTTCATATCAGCCATCTGCCGTTGAATGGCAGTATTTGACATGTCCTCTTGAAATTTTCTATTTTTAGAAGCCTCTCTCCTCGAGGCATCCAAGGAGAGAAGGTCACCTACTAACGGTAGTGTGCCCAAAACGTTGTCAAAGAATCCCATCGTTTCTCCTAGAAGTGGTCAATTAGACCTGGCACGCTGTATGTTGGCATCGGCCTAGTACATGTCATTGAGAAGAACCCATCGAAAATAATCTCAGGTTCTGACTCGACAGCAACTACACGGGAAATCGGAGGATTTTCCTCTATAAAGCTGGCATTCAATGCAGGCCTTGACGCCCAGTCTACCGCCAGGTGCCAGTTGTCAAGACTTGTTGCTGACATGCTACGCATTTTACCAGTGATTTGGCCAGGACTGTAACGGTACTCTGCCCATCGTTCTTGCCAGCCCCATGCTTCACCGGCATCACCGCCGGCTAGCATTACTTCACGGTTGTATATGGGCTGCTCACCCAGGTGAGCGAGTGCAGGCCAGTAAAAATCATGTTTGGTCTGCCTGCTCCACATTCTGTGTAGGCCCTCTTGGGCCACGTTGAGATCTGCGCGGACATTTGCGAGTCCTAATATGACTCCATGTTCGACGAAGCTCTTCACGAAACCTATACCTGACTGTTCGCCGTATCCCACGGCCGCCAGGTCACCTTGGTTTCTGTTGTTTGTGTCGGATGTATTTGCAACCGGCGTTATAGACATCCGATTAGATCCTCCGCCAAGATACTCAGGCCTTTGTAGCCTGGCGTCCGGGCTTTCGACACGAAAGTGACTCCGGAGGATCTCGGTATACCTGGTACCTCCGCGTGCGTCACGCTCAAGCATACGCTGTAGCTGGAATGCTTCCCGTAAGGAATTGATTGTTGCAGCAGTCGCATTCGACAGATTGGCCTCTAATCGGCCATTTGGATCTAGCGCCGCATTTGTGTCAGTGTACAATTTTGCGGTTGCAGCAGCACTGGACAACGTATGTCCGGCACTCAGAGCATCCGTATTCTTATCACGTAAGAGCATTGGTGCATTATTAGTTGCACCGGGTACTAATGCCACTGGCGCGCTTGTGCCGAGAGGGAGATCTACGGCAGCTCCCGATTTCTCGGGCCAGGGCAAAGCCGAGGTGAAATAATCATGTCGCTTACCGCGACGAAGAAGAACGTAATCTGTATGCGTATCCGGACCGTCGCCTTTATCGACGGTAACAGAATTCTGTAGGTCCTGAGACCTAAACCACTCGTTCCATATGAGGTTGTACGCTCGGCTGTGAAGGGCGTTGAAGTTGTACTGGGTCCCAGGTGGTATCCCCAGGTAATCGTAAAGAGACTCCTCAGCTATGCCCCCTACAGGGGACGTCACTTGTGGTACCGTGTAGCTTATAGAGTCACCTGGATTTTCTTGCTCGCCCATCATCTTTTGCCAGTTATCCCAGATTAACCTGTTTGGCACAAAGAAGAAGAAAAAGTCAATATGGATATTATCCATAAAAGGGACAACCGGCGTGGCTAAACGGCACATACTCGTAAGTTTAACCTTGAACGTATCGCCAGGAAGCACTTCGTCAGCCAGTATAGGTACCAACAGCCCAGAGTCGAACGCGCTTTTAACCGGGTGATTTCGCTTGAATACCGATCGCGGCATGTCCGCATGCGGTATCCTTGCAAACCTTGATTGATTGCCACTAGTCGTGGGTTTGTTCTTATACGTCATAAACTTTTTCCTTTCAGACACCTATGGTGTCAGTGGGAACAGTTAAGATCAAGTAGGGTAACTGTTCCCCCGTCAAGACGGGTCCCCCGGCTCTACTGTCGTAGTAGCTGGTTGCTCACTCTTTCCCATAGTCGGAGCACTCGTAGGTGGTTTGCCACCCTTATTCGTATTGGATGCTTCTTCCGAAGCTTCCGGACTGAGGATACCAAGCTTTTTCGCTTCGTCATAATTTGCCTCATCATTGATGAAGGCCAACATAAGCGCTGGATCGTTATCGAAACGTCCTCTTATATCAGCAGTTAATTCCATAAACTGCGAATTGGCCTCCTCTACGCGATGTAGAGTCGTTTGATAATCATCGGCACCGGTGAAATCACCATACATTGGTTGATCGGTCCTAGTCCTTGCTAGGCCGGTTTTCATGGCCTTTGCCATAATCGTATTAACGTTCAGCTCTTCCAGCTGACTTTGCTCCGTCATCGACGGGCCTTGCGTAGCTACTTGCACCCTCCGACGGTTGCCTGACTTTCGTTTCGTGGTGATAATCTTCGCACTCATATTTTGTGATATCTTCAGCATCGTCATCCTTTCGTTTCCACAGCAGTAGAAACCCACCAATGGCTTTTAATACCTTTAACCAGTCTCGGCTATTCATCTTGTTTTGCCTCATATGCTTGCATAATAACATCGACCTCCTGGATAAATGTCACCGGCACACCGGTAACAACTCCAGACTCCTCATCGAATGTACCAACACGCATAAGCCGATAATCTTGCGGGAACTGTTTCACAGTCCGTAAAGCTCCGCTTGTGATAGCGATGTGCAGATCTCGCATCGCACTTCCGTCATTGTGTGAATACATCGGCGGAAGAAAACATTCTGTTTTCACGTCTCTTATCGCATACATGATTAACACCATTCTCAAATGCTCCTTTCTAATTGAGTGATACGCCGCTCATGACAACGCTGCCTTCCGCGTAAACGTACCATTGTGTTGTCGTCACTATTAGCAACCCCGGAAAGACGTCTAGCGTTTTTAATGTGCTGTAGCTGTCGTTCATCGTCATTTCGTAGCAGCTTGTCATAATACCGGGGGGCTTTGTACTTCGTTCCATCGATGGTGACGAAGTCCTTGGAGTACAGGTCGGTCTGTCCATACTTCTTGAACCAGGCCGCACCAATGCCTGGCCGATTGCTGCTTGAGCAATACTCAGGCAATAAAGACCAAAATTCACCAGTTTCCGTATCCATTCGCATGTAATGCTCATCGGCGTCCCTTCCATTTACCTTTTTCATTACATATCGCGCACAATAAGCCGCACTTTGGAAGGTGACATCACCAACTGTAACATAGCCCCTTTTCCAGGTTCGTTCGAGGAAAGCTGACCGATAAAGCTTAATATCATCGCGGACTGACCAGAGTCGTTTGTCACTTGGGTCATATCCGAAGATGCAGGCATGATGGTGAGGTCGATCTTTGTTTTCTCCATATTCACCGCAATGGAAGTATCTGACCTTCCTGGGATGAAGTTGCTTCCGTAACCGCTTAATAAACAGTTGAAAGTCTCGTTTGACAAGCGTTCCTTTTTCATTGGCGTTATCCTCATTAAAAGTTAGTGTTACAAAACAGTTTTCCTTGTGCATAGACGCTTCATGAACACATCTAACAGCCCATTCTCGTGATCGATCTATACGACATCCCGTGCACTGTCCACAGGGTAAATAAACCTTTTCGCACGGCCCAAGATCTGGCCTGAAAGACATCTGTTTCGCACCCGTTTCTGTCGTCTTGTTTTGACTGACATACGCAGTGAGAGGTGCATAGCATGCCATAGGCAATACGCCTTTCGTTTTTGCGGTTCAGTGAATGCATACGGCCATAAACCACCGGGCTGGGTCTAGTGTTACGT